GGTCAAAGTAGTTTTTAAGTTTTTTAACCGCAGATTCTACGCCTTTGTTCCCTGCGCTGTTATTATCTGAGTCATCGTTAAAAGATACAAATATTTTATTAGGATCTAATTTAATTAATAAACTAATAAAAGAGGGGCTTATGTTTAACCCAAAAACGACCATGGTATTTTTTATATCCGACTCCCATAAAGCAAGCATATCTCCGATGCTTTCAACTAATATAATCTCTTTTTTTTCTTTAAGGATTTTTTGATTTACTTGCAGGGGGTATTTCCATTCTGAGGTTTTCCCTCTATGTAGCCACTTGGGCATGCTTTTACCTTCGGGAATTTCCTTAATGAGCCGACCTGTTACTCCTATTAGTTCTTTTTTAGAATTAAAAATTGGGAAGGCGTATCTGCCAGACATTGTTCCGTTGAGCACTACGCCGCCTTTGAAAAGGTCTAACGTCTGCTTCGATACGCCACGACTTTCCCAGTAAGAGTTATCTGGGGTCATTTTTTCAAGGTAGGCGCTCGGAAAAACTTTAGGGCCTGAAACCGCGGGTCTGTGTTCTCTTTTGATTTCTCCGTCAACCTCCCACTTGTCCTTAAGGATAGTCTTGGCTTCGTCTATGGTCTTTAGCCCCATAGAAAGCTGTATCAAGTGCTCGAATGAGCCGCTAATCTGCTTGCTGAAGTCAATAAAGTGACCGGTGTCTTTCCTAACGGAAAGCACCGTGTCACTGCTGGAATCCCGGTACATTGGTTTCATTCGGAACTCCCTTCCGTTGTCCTTGATGTTAGAATATCCGACATCAAGCAGGATGTTTTTAAAGTCCATTTACATTACGCCTCCGTCTTGGTTGCTTTCATCCTCTGGACTATACTGCATTCTTTCTCTCGCTGCAATGTCCGCTGCGCTTCCGGCTTCTTCTACGTTAAAATTACTTACATTAAAGTTAAGAAAATTATTTTCAAATCTTACGCTACCATTTTCGTCGGTTCTTCTTACTAGGTCGTGATGTCCGGCTGCATCTTTGCCTTGAAATCTTGTTTTAAGTGTAACGAGCTTGTGTGTTCCAAATTCTTCCCCATCATCGGAGAGTTCATCTACGGTTTTTCTCCTAAAAATTCCAACATATGACGCAAACCACTGGAGCCTGTCGGATTGAGCGATTGCGGAGCTGTCGTCAACAACTCCTCCCCTGCGGCGGTTAAAGTTTTCTCCGCTACGGTTTGCTTGTATTGCTGTAATTATCGGACAGTTTAATTCCTCCGCGAGCTTCTTAAGTTTGTCAACTTTGTCTCCTATGGCTTGATGTTCCGCCCAGTTATTTCCAACCCTCTCTCCTGTTAGTTTTATATAATCATAACCAAGTACAAAGGGATTGCCTCTCCCGACGTGGGTCATAGCCCACCTTCGGACAAATGAACATAGTTGATCTATGTTTTTGTTCCCCACTGGGTAGTGGTAAAACTCACAGTTTTTTATTTTTTTAAAGGCGGCTCTAGCTTTCTCTATTAGCTCTGGGTTTTTCCTCCAGTTGCCTGTTTCAAGGTGCCAAAGGGATACCCCGCTGAGCGCCGAAGCTATTCTAAACTTTACGTCTTCCGTGTCCATTTCTGTATCCAGTAAGAGGGCTTTTACTTTACCTTTCTCAGCTATCTTTCTGCACAAGTCCATTATGAAAGTGGACTTACCTTGGCCGGGTCTAGCTACAATTGCGTATAAGTTTCCCGGACGCAACCCACCATACATTCTATTGAATTCTGGATAGGGTGTAGCAAAACCAGATTCATCGCAGGGATTTTCTCCTCTTTCTTCAACTAGGCTTTCTATGTCGTTTAGAAGAAGCTCTGGTTCTTGGTCTGTGGTTTCGATTTCTTTAAGTTCGTCTCCATATAGGGTGTCCACCTTGCTTACGATCTCATCAATGTTTTTTTCGCCATTTTCTTTTAGGTATTTTTTAATCTCGTCACACTTATGGTATACGTTCCTTCTGACTGTTAGCTTGGCGAGCTCTTGAGCGGCCTCCATTAAGCCTTTGACATTTATTGATGTAAACGAAATTGATTCTAAGTAATCATAAATATTAATATCATCCTTAAAGGATATGCCGATATTTTTTATTTTTTCAGCGACGATTACTGTATCAACGCTTTCGTTTTTAATTATTGTACTTCTTAATACACAGAAGATGGTTTGATGAACTTCGTTTATGAAGTCTTTCTCAGAGATGTATCTCTCAATGTCTGAAAAAAGTTTGGGGTTCTTGATTAGTCCGCCCAGTACGTGTCTTTCTATCTGTATCGAATATATTGATTCCATGTTTATTACTGCCTTTCATTTCGACTCTCCTTCCGCTTGTTGTCGTGTTCTTCCACTTAGTATTGTCGTTTGTTTGCATGTGCTGAGTATACAGGAATTTTTACTAGAGGCAATAAAAATCATATTTTTATTTTGAAGGTGTCTTCAATGTACTTTTTTGAGAGGTCTTCCAAATCACTTTCTTCTAGCTCTATCAGTTTGTACCCGTTTTTTTCGAGCCACTCAGCTTTTTCCCAGTCTCTTTTAATCGAGGCAAGGTACTTTGCTCTTGAGTTGCCGTGAAAAAACTTATTAAAGGAAGAGTGCTGTGGGCCGTTTACCTCTATGGCAACTTTAATTGTAGCGTTCAGGATGTCCACCTTGAGTCTGGTGCCGTAGACCGGGAACTCTTCGTATACTATGTGCGAAAGCCAGTGGGGCTTGAGGAAGTCTTTGACTCGCTTTTGTAGTTTTGATCTTGATTTTTTGCTCCAGCTTATAAGGTATTTAGATACACTTCTGTTTTGCATTCGGCCGTGTACGTTAAATAGTCTCATTAAATTAATTTACTGTAGCTATTTTGAAAGGTCAAGAACGGTCTGTCTTGGTCGTTTGCTTTCGCTTGGTTAATCGAGATATCCCTGTTAAGTTCTGGCATGTATGATTCTTCTCCGGCACCCGTACCGAACTCAGTTTTTTCTCCTATTTCATAATTTCCTATGGTGTAAAGACAAATGTCTGTCTCAAAATACTTTACCTTAGAAAAGAGGCGTGGCCTAAATTCGAAATCGTCTCCGTAGTTCCCGCTAAGATATTCGTTAGACCCTCCTGTCTTCCAGTAGTCTGCCTTGTCAATTATGTATATGTTTTCATGAACGGGCCATTGAGGGTGGCTTGTTATGTTTTTTTCTTTATCGCAATACGCTATCTGAAAAAAGTAGGCGTTCCCTGCCTCGGGGTTTAGGTCTTTGATTTTTTTAAACTCATTTTCTATTAAAAAATGATCAATGTCCGATCTGATTACCCAGTCTGTTTTGGTTTCTTTGAACGCGATATTGTTTGCTTGTGGCATATTGAATGGTATGTCTACGTCAATCCTGTACAAGTCTAGGTTTAGCTTGTTTGTATAGTTTCTTGCGACGTCAAAAGCGCGCTCTCTTTGCGAGCCGTCGTCTACTATTAAGAGCCTGAGTTTATTTAATAGCTCCTTACTGAAAGAAGAATACAAATCTAGATTATATTCCAACGCTTCGCATTGATTGTAGAAGGGGAAGTAAAGCGTTATGTCTTTCATATTCTATTCAAGCTTGGTAGCGAAGGCGGGACTCGAACCCGCAAGCCTTGTCCCAGCGACAGATTTTAAGTCTGTTGTGTATGCCAATTCCACCACTTCGCCATTATTAAAAAAATGACTAGCCGCCGAATAGCTACTCCGGTCTTTCTCATTCCTGCAGACTGGATAGAGATGTGCGAGCTCACACTACGACTAGCCAAAATTGGTGGAAGCGGCGGGAGTCGAACCCGCGTCTTTAAAGCCATCGGCTCAAATGTACTACAAGCTTAGTCGGTGTTAGTACTCGCTTGGCATGTCACCGACAAACGGCCTACGCGAGTTTTGAGTTGCCTTTTATCCTAGTGCTCCTCACCCTAGTCTTTTGCTCGCTGTCGTCGCTCTATCTCTTTAACGAGCATCCAGAGTAGAACGCGGTGGGACTTATGCCACCGGTTGGAGGGCTTCCTCTTCAACGTAACCAAGCTTGGCGAGAATCTCGTCAGCTTCAGCTACCGAAGGAGCGAACTCCGTGTCAACGTTATCGTTGGCATTTATGTTTTTTTTGATAGACGTTTTAAGAGGCCAACCATCATCCTCTGCTTGCAATCTGGCGTAAGGATCTAAATCGAATCCAGTACGCTCCCATTAAATTATTTACACTATATTAAGATTTTTTAAGCACGTCTCTAAATTTAAAAAATAAAAATTTTCCTATATCTTTGTTTTCTTCAAAGTATTTTCTAAGATTGTCCATTCCTTGGTGTTGTTTGTCAAGGTCTAGCCCTGTTTCTTCTTTAACTTCGTTAATTAATTCGTCTGATATCGTAATCCACGCACCCTTCCTTGCCGCCATATCCCATTGGAGCATCATGTCGACCACTTCGTATTCGACCCAAATACTTTTACCATCTTTGCTTCCGTATCTAACTGGGTATCTAACTAGCGTTCCTGTCTTTTCGTTTGGAGACTTTTTGAAAACAACTTTACACCAGTGTCCCAGTAGGTCGCCTTTTCCGTTCGCCTCTGTTGATATAATATCTTTTAAGTGTCTCTCTTGGAATTCGATGATCCAATCACTGTAGTGTAGCAGCGCGTTACCTCCGGAAGCGTTGGTAACTCTTGCGTCGGTTCTTTCGTACGGGTTAATAGAGACTTTACTTCTTACTTGAGACACCATATAACAAATATGACCGCGGGTAGTAAGCCCAAGGGCCATCTTTCTTAAAAAATCTGTGCTTAATAGCGCGCCGCCAGCCACTCTGTTAGCTTCTTCTGGTGGTCTTTCTAAGTCACTTTTAGGGACAAGCGAATCCATCGAGTCTATGATGAACATGTACTTATATTTTTTGGGATTATTTCCCACCAGTTCTCTCATTAGGCTAATGACTGATTCGTATACGTTGCTTTTGTATACAAACCATTTTTCCTTGCTCGTGTCTAGTCCTGCTCGAGCAATCATATCGTCATGAAGTCTTCCTTCCGCCTTAACGTAAACTACCATCGCGTCTTCCATTTTTTGAAAGTTCTTAGCGAACGCTAAAGCGCACGAAGTCTTTCCTCCTTCAGTGATGCCAGAGGCTCGTATGATTCCGGGACCTATGCCTCCTCCCATTTCTATGTCAAGTAAAAGGCTGCCACTGGAGACAGTGTAAGTCCTCTCTTCTTCAAAGTTATAATGATCCCCTTTATGCTGGACGAGGTAGGATTCTATTTGATCCAAGGGGTTTGCTCCCTCTGATTCAGTTTTCTTTTTGCGAGCCATGTTTTATGAAGTCCAATAAATTTAATTTTTTATTTGATGGTTTTTTTAAAGCGGAGCTTTCCCCTACCTTGTCATCCTCTAAAGTATAGCTCTTTTGTTTTAGTTTGTCTGGTTTAAATTTGCAAAGTTTTTTGAACCTTTTGTATTCAGATAGGTATAACTCTTTGTTTTCTTTGGTTAGAAAATAGGTTAATGAAAGAACCTTTTCGGCTTCGACTGTTTTCCAGAAATTTACGTCAGGTATCATCTTAAGCATAAACTTAGCTAACCTGTACTCTTTGGGCCTAAGACAGTTCGATGGGTCCTTCAGGAGCCGATGGATCATGGCCTCATATGTCTTTCTCGTGAACACTACAAGACTATTGTAGGGGATTTTTTTTATAAATCAAGGCTACTTTTTGGCAAGACCGTCAATCTTCTCGTCTAAACGATCAAACCTATCAATCATTCGTTCGGAAAAGGTGTTGAAGTCGTCTTTGGATACGAATTTTTCCGGCATTGAAAGAGCTACTTGATGCATTCTTTCTGAAAGCTCCCTGTAATCGTTACGCCTACCTTCTCGGATTTCCTCTAGTTCTTCTTTTACGTCATTTATGCCCGAGAAGACGACCTTTAATACCCAGCCGCCCAAGAAAGTGACTGTGCCGAAAACGATGTTAGCGAATAATTGAAATGATACTCCTTCCATGTAGGTAATTACACGGTTATTTAATAAACGTTGTTATAAAAATAATAATATAGCAACTTAAATGTGCCAATGATCAACGTGGTGCTTGTGCAGCAAGATTAAACCCCAAGATAGGAGCCCTAGTTTTAGCACAGTCCAAGGACAAAGGCATCCAAAGTGCAATAATACAGCTGAAAGAATCAAAACCATTGATTTCCAGAATGTATGACAACCTAGGTGGCTCATTAGCCAGTCTTTCGCGTCAATAAGCTTTTCCCATAGGTGAAGGTTGCGAAGTTTCGCTCCGCCGGACCACCATTTGCGAAGTTTTGATAATAGATTTTTCATGTCTGCACTTAATTACACCAAAGAAAAATGGATTCATGAAATATTAAAATAATTATTAATTTTTATTTCACATTTTTATTTAATAAGTGTAGCGCCCGTTGGGTTCTTTAAGAAATATTTTATGATTTTAATAGTGTAATTGTTTATATGAGAAAGCTTTGGGGTTGGGTAAATGAGAACGCCACAAGTATTTGCTCCGTGTGGATTGCGGTGTTGGTTATGGGTGTAGTTCTGCTCGTTCAAGACATGAAGCACGCGAGTAAGGAAGTCGGCCACTTAATGGATAAAATAGAACTAACCAAGGAAAATAATGAGCTTGCGCAGTCTTCCATTGAGCAATTCGGCATGATTAATGACCTGTTGAAGACGACCTCCACACAGCGCGACCACCTAGAGCAAGCCGTAGAAAGGATAAACGAACAAACTGTAATCCTTCAAAGTCTAGTGGATTACCTTAGAAAGATTGGACATTGGCCCCCCAAAATAAACCCACCAAAGCCGGCAAACCCAGACTCTTTAGCCAAGGGGAGGAATGAGGCGTGAAGATATTGGGTGAAGATAGTTATTGGTGGAAAAACGAAGAAAAAGAGTGGGCCGCGCAGGATAAGTCTGGGAACTGGTGGGTATATAAAAAAGACAAAGAGCCTTCAATGCAAATCGAAACTAAACAAAAAAACCAGCGCTCTCTTAAAATTACCACAAAAGAGTATATAATTATAGCTCTAGGTGCAGCGCTCGGCGTTAGTCTTGCTTTAAATATCGTAGCACTACTATCGTGAGCAATTGTTTTTTCCCATCAATATTTAAGAAAAACACTTATAAAAAAGTGAAACTGTTGGTGCTTGGGGGTGTCTTAGGTTTGATCTTGTTGCTGTCAGGATGTAAGATGGCGAGGGGCATTGCTGCTGCCCCGTTTAAGGCGATAGGGTGGAGCGCAAACAAGGTTAGTGAAGTGGTTGCTGGGGAAAAAGAGAAATCAAAGCCTAAGATCTACAAACTAAATCCTGATGGAAGCTTATCTGAAAAAAGCGCCAATGAAGGTTCGGTAATTGAAAAAAATAATATTGAAATTAATTTTAAAGCTTTAATGTTATGGGGTATAATGTTGGTAATCACTGCGTTTGTTGTGAGATTCTTAATCAATAGGTATGTTTACAGGGATATTAAAAAATAAGATATTCAGAGTTTGCTTGATATTAATTATCATAGTATTTCCTTTCTCTTCAAAATATAGATTCGTAAAAACTGTTGGCCCGAGTATGGAGCCCACTCTAACAGATGGTGAATGGGTTGTTATTGAAAGAAGATCTTCCCTAGGAGAAGGTTGGTTCCCAAGGAGGCTCAACAACGTAATCATTAAAGATCAAGGGGAAAATTTAAGCAAAAGAATCATAGGTTTGCCGGGAGATATTCTAGAGATCAGAAGGGGGCTCATATATTTAAATGAAAAAAAATTACAAGACCCGTTCGGTAAAGGGGAAATAAGCTTTTGTGTTGTGGATGAAAATAATATTAATTTAAAATATTGGAATGGGCCAAACGCTGGAGGCATTGTTATTAACCTAGTAAGCCAAGCGCCACAAAAAATTCCAGAAGGATTCGTGTGGGTGATTGGAGATAACAGGAGGGAATCTTGGTACGGCTTGCTTCCTCTTAAGGGTATTGTGGGAAAAGTTCTGTATTAAAAAGGAACCCCCTCCGAGAGAAAGACGTTACTCGAAGGGGGTTTTGTGTGCTATGGTTTATTACTCTCTTATTCTTTAGTCGTAGTTGCTGTTGCTGGGGTAATCTCAGCCTTTACGAGTGGAAGAGTTAAGCTTACTCCTTCTTTGCCAGCGGATGCCCCTAGGATTTGACTCTCGTTAGCTTTCGTGCCAAGGGATACTGTGGATGTACAACCTGACGCCGCAAAAAGCAGCGCCCCTACTGTTAGTGTTACTAGTTTTTTCATGTTTGATTAAAAATCGTCTTGTAAGACTCCGGAGCTTTGATAATCCTTCACTTTTCTTTCGAAGAAGTTAGTCATTGCTCCCGTATCAACAACTTCCGACAACCAAGGGAACGGGTTGTTGTCGCTGTCAAAGCGGAAGTCAATGCCAATTCCCTCGAGGCGCCTGTTGCCAATGTATTGCATGTACTCTACAAACATGTCAGCGTTTAGCCCAAGGATTCCACGAGGTAGAACGTCGTGAGCGTATCGTACTTCAAGCTCTACTGCTTTTTTGATGTGCTCAACTGTTTCTGCCTCGAATTTCTTCGTCCACACCGATGGGTATTGTTTTTTAATTGTGTTAATTAAATATGTTCCAAATTGTATATGCAGGCTTTCGTCTCTTAGCGTGTATCTAATTTGATCTGATAATCCCGGCAATTTATTTTGTCTTCCTAGAGCGAGAAGCATAGCGAAACCACTAAAGAAAAATGTTCCTTCGCATACAATATAATAAGTAATTAAATTTCTTAAGAATTCTCTTTTCCCTTCCACTGTTCTAGTGGAGAAATCGGGTCTATTAACGTCTGACGTTATGCTTATTAGGAAGTCGTCTTTATCCTTAATGGATGGAATATTTAAGTAAGCCTCGTAAACTTCAGAGACCTTAAGTCCATAGGAATCACAACAAGTAACTATTGTCCAGTTATGCAAAGACTCTTCGTACGCTTGCCTTAGTATGTATTGACTACATTCAGCGTCAGTCACCCAGCGGTTGACGGTTAGAAGTAGGTTGTTCCCAACCAAAGACTCTGTTCCGGCAAAAAAACCAAGACATCTTCTGACGAGTAATTTTTCATCGTCAGAAAGTTCTCCTGATTTCCATTGCTCTATGTCCGTGGACATATTTATTTCTGCTGGCGACCAATTATTGGCCACGCCTTTGAGAAATAAATCCCATGCAAATTTATGCTTATGGGGCAAAATTTGATTTACCCCAGCGACATCTTCTCCTAATATCATTCCGTCTCTCATTCTTCTCCGGGTAAAATTATTTTGCTTTCTGGCTTGGGTGTTCCGCCGTCTCGTTGAGATTGCATCGCTCTTAGTGTTTGGTCCGCCCACATTACGTTGTGGATGCATAGCGAATTCAAAGCTTCTTCGTTATCTAGGGCAATAGTTCCGGCAAGAACAAACATTATTGACGCCGCGCCCTCCATACCCTTTTCTTTGTTTAGGGTGTCGGCTAGGTTTTCTATTAGCTTTAATGTTCTTTTTCTTGTCATCAATTCTACTTGTTTATCACTCATTGGCAACTTTCACATGAGCCGTCTATGTCGCAAGGCGCAGTAGTAGGCTCAAGATTATCAGTATCACTTGTGATACTATGATCGCTGTCACTACTAGCCGTAGCTTTTTCAATTTTGCTCGCCGCACGGTTTCTTAAATAATATGTGCTCTTTAGACCCAGCCTCTTCGCATGAAAATAAAGATCATTTAAATACTTTAACGAAGTTTTGTTGTTAAACAAGTTTAAACTTTGCCCCATGTCTATCCACTTTTGTCTAGCGGCGCCGCATTCAAGTAATTTGAACTGATCATGGTCAAAAGCGGTGCAATATCTTTGCTTTAAGTCTTCTGGTATATCGCCATTTAAGCGCCCTAGATCGCCGTCTACGGCCTTTACGGCGTCTATCATACCTTGGTTCCATATGTTTCTCTCGCGGCATTCTTTAATAAACCATTCATTAACTATCGTAAGATTGCCACTTTTATTCTCGTAAACAAACAGCACGGAAAAGTCTGGCTCTATACATGGGGAGCATCCTTGTATGTAAGAAATGGTTGCCGTGGGAGCGATTGCCATGGTGTTGCTGTTCCTCATTCCGTGTTCTCTAATGTGAGAGCGAACTTCTTTCCAGTCTAGTTCTGGGCAGTATTTTTTCCCCCTATGGACTATGGGTTTATATTCCCCCATATATTCCATTAGGTTTTTGTAGGTGTCTACTGGTAACGTGTTTTGATTCCAGAGTGATCCTTCGTATGTAGAGTATTTACCTTTTTCTTTCGCTAGCTTGCTGGAATTTAAGATGCAGTGATAAGAAATAAATTCATAAAGCTCATCGGAAAACTTAATAGCTTCATCAGAGGAGAAGTTAACTTTGTAGGAGTTAAATACGTCCGCCCAACCCATGCTGCCGGCACCAACTGGTCGATGGGCGCTGTTGGATTTCTCAGCTTCTGCGGTGGGGTAAAAATTTAAATCAATAACATTGTCTAGCATGCGCATCTGAATTGCTATTGTTTTCGATATTTTTTTAAAATCTAACTTGCCGTTTTGTTTTAAGTGCTCTTTAAGGTTGATGGAGCTTAGGTTGCAGACCGCTGTCTCACCTATTTCGCTTTTGATGCCGTTTTTAAACTGAGATGGCTTGGTGTGTAGGAATATTTCAGTGCAAAGGTTAGAGCTATGAATAACGCCCTCGTGAGAGTTGGAATAGCGCATGTTGGCGCTGTCTTTAAACGTCATCCAAGCATGACCCGTTTCGAATAGGGATCTTAACATCTTTTTCCATAGCTCTTTAGCCTTAATAGTACGGAAGTTAGTTATTTCTCCGTCGTCTGCTTGCTTACAATATTTTTTGTATCGCTTGTCAAAATTACTTCCGTAAAGCTCATGCAGGTCTCTAACATCTGCGGGAGAAAAAAGATACCAGTCTTTATTTTTTTCTACATACTCAAAGAATAAATTAGGCAACCAGTTGGCGGTATTCATGTCGTGACACCTACGGCGTTCGTCGCCAGTGTTCTTTTTTAAGTCAAGAAAATCCTCTATATCCAAATGCCAAGGCTCAAGGTAAGCGCAGCCAGCTCCGGGACGCTTGCCTCCTTGATTAACTGCGACGAGTAAATCATTATAAATTTTAAGCCAAGGTACAAGCCCGCTAGAAGTCCCATTTGTTCCTTTAATGTGAGACCCAGAAGAACGAAAATTAGTGACATCAAAGCCTAAGCCTCCAGCATATTTAGATTTTCTGGCCTCTTGCCAAGCACCCTCGAATATACCATCAATGCTATCATCGAAAGTATTGAGATAGCAAGAACTAAGCTGACTGTGAGTAGTCCCACTGTTAAAAAGAGTGGGCGTAGAAGGGCATAACAAAAATTTTGAAATGGTTTCGTAGAATTCTATGGCTTTCTGTTCCTTGTTTTTTTCATTAAGAGAAAGACCCATGGCTACTCTCATCCAAAACGACTGCGGCGCTTCTAATCTCCTGTTATTTATACGAAGGAGATAGCGATCATAAAGGGTTTGTAGGCCAAGGTATTTAAATTTATAGTCTCTAGATAATCTAAGAGCTTCGGAGAGCTTTTTTAAATCAAAATCTAAAAGTTTTTCAGAGAGAATCCCCTCATTAACTAAAAGTTTAATATTCTTTACGAAGGCCAAGCGGTATTGGTGATCAAAGGCGTCCTTATCTACACTACTACCGAAGACTTCTTTATGGACATTGAAGAGCAAGAGCTTAGAGGCGACAAAATTATAGTTGGGTTCCTTTTCTATTTTTTGGCGAGCAGACAGAATAAGGGCCTTGTCTATTTCTTTGGTCGCAATCTTGTCGTACAGCTGGACGTGAGCATCTAGTACGACTTCACTGGCGGAAACTCCCTCTAAATTTTCACACGCCCTCTCAGCGCAGAGATTGATCTTGTTTATGTCAAGATTTTGAAGGCGTCCATTCCTTTTTTTTACATAGATTACAGGGTCGCTCATTGGTGAAGTCCTAACTTAACTTAAGTCTAAGGGATATTTTTTAAAAATAAAGAACAAAGTTAGATTTCTCTTCCGTTGGGTAGGGGTTCGTTATAGTCCCAAGGAATTTTAACTAAGTGCGCTTTGGTGTATTTTATGTTATGGAATTTATGCCAATCTGATGGGAAGTAGTCTAGCACTCTATTGAGCTGAAATTTGACGGGAGTGCCTATGAAGTGGGCTTGTTGAGCTTTGGTATAATACCAGAAACTATTGCTATTCCAGAAACTTACGTGGGTTGGGTCTTGAAATGCTCCACGACCATCTGTCGAAGGCACCTCAATCAAAGCCCACCCGAGCGGAGCCAGACATCTGTGCATTTCTTTCATGGTATTAATTGGGTCTTTTAGGTGTTCTAGGGCGTCCTGACACCTAAACAGCCCTACTGTACCATCTTCGAAGGGCCAATCTGGTTGATTAAGGTCAAACTCTATGTCCTCTTCGTTCAGTTTTCTTTTGTCGATGCCAACATACCCTTCTGGTTTATTGTTGCACGAACAAAGATCAACCTTAAAGTGTCCTTCGTTATCACACCATTTCTCAACCATTCCTTGAATGTATTTATCATGAAGATGGTGAGTTAGTTCTTGGATTTTTTCATTTTTATCCCCGTAAGCAGTGTTGTCTTCATGAAAGTAGTATTTATACAGGGGCTCCGGTATATGCCCGCATTTTCCTTCGGTATACGTCCTGCAAAGCAGGTCGAAATCGTCGCATATATCCATGCTCGGATCATGACCACCTATGCTCTCGTAAAAATCTTTTTTCCAAGCTCTTACGTGGTCTGGCGCATACCATATGTAGGAGAAAGCTAATGGGGATGGCTCAAAGGATGGATGGTATTTCTTTCCGTCTTTTTCTCCCTGTTTCCACCCCATCATGGGGTTAAATGGGGTTTGAAACTCCTCCTTTCCTTCTTCGGAAATCCTTACGGAGTAGTCGGAGGAATAAACGAAGTCAGCGTTAGTTTCGTCAAACTTTTTAGCAAGTTCTTCTAGGCAATTTGGCTCCAAGGCGTCATCGTGATCAAGCTCTACTAGGATTTCCCCGTCAGCATTTCGGCAGCACTCCATTTTAAGGTATCCAATGTTTCTATTATTAATCTGAAAAAAATCTACAAACTTATAATTTATTTTTAATTTATTTATTTTTTCTTCGAGTTTGTCTCGTTCGTTTTTTGCTTCGTTATTTAGTAGGAGTACCCATTCAAAATCCTTGAACGTTTGATTCTTGAGGCTTTCGAGGGGCCGATCAATGTACTTGAGATCGTGGGACGGTGTGAATACAGAAAATTTCATAATGTTCTTGGTTTGTTTCCGCTTTTATTGGGGTGAGGTTTACCTGTCTTCTTTTCGTATTTGGTGACAGTCTTTTGTTTTACTGGGTCTATACCAGTATCTTTCGTTTTCTCTCTTTTCTTGCTTAGCTCTCCCGAAAGGTCCATCATTTCTCCGGCGGTCATACCTTTCTTCGCCGTGTAGTCAACGAACTCCTGTTCAGAGAACGGGTTTAAGTCTGTGTCTATGGATGCGTTCGGCAAGCTGAACACCCTTTTCCATTCGATTCCGTGTTCGTCAATGTAAACGTGATCTTCTTTCATTCCTTGAATAACTTCCAAGGTTTTGCCTGTGTCTGGATGGATATATTCGTAAGATGGCATTATGTTTTTTTAAGTTCTTTTAAGATTCTATCAACCATTCTCTCGTAAGTAAATGTTTTTTGCAACTTGATTCCCTCTTCGTTGATTGGGCTTTCTTTGTGTTTTTTAACAGCTTCTTCGCATCCGTCTATAAAGTCGTCTTCGTCCCAGTCAGCAAAGGTTCCTTGGTTAAATTTGGTTCCTTTTTTAAAGAAAGCTTCGTCATCTGAATCGAATCTTCCCTTTGGTTGGACTAACGTGGCGTTGTCTTTATTTGCCCAATCCTTATACGCGTGTGCGTCTAGAATTACCGCGTGTTTGCCGAGTGCTACCGACTGAAATTCTGGTAGACCCCACCCTTCGCCGCCTGACATTCCAATAACTATGTTCCCAGAGTTAAGGAAATCATTGTAAGTTTTATTTTTATCCAGCCAGCTTAAAAACTGTACATTATAATAGGTTTTGCCATCTAGGCATGATTCAAAGCGGCTTTTATTCTGCTCCGGCTTTAGGAATCCATTCCAGATCGCGCATTGCAGGTAATAGTTGCTGTTGTTTCCGTATTTTTTAACCCAAGCTTTTATTATTTTTTTGTGGCGTTTTCTTTTTTCGAATTTACCACATAGATTAAACGTAATTCTGTCATCGTTGAAATATTTTTTATTATTTATTTGAAAACTATGGGAATCAAAAGCTAAGGGGATAACGCCTACTTCAGCGCCATGGGACTTGAATACTTCAGCAGTATAATTGTTACTTACAAAGGTTCTGTTATTTTTAATTATATTTAACTCTTCGGGGGTGGGGGAGTTCGTTTCGTAAAAAGTCAAAAGCATTTGCTTCTCGCTGTATGATTGTAGCGAGTCTGACAGGTGCCATAAGCGAAAACAGGGGTTCTTTCTGTCGTGAAAATAGGATTTACCTACGCATCTGTAAATCCATTCTTCAAATTCCTGAGAATACTCTTGTGAAGCAAGAGAGATAGAGCCAGCCTCTGGAAACAGGGCCGGCTCTAACCCTCTAGCATGTATTTCTCTTAAAAGAGAAGTGCCGATTTGACCGAAGGATGTTTCCGTTACCGGAACATTAACGGAAAAATCCATGTTCTAAAGAACTTCTTCGGTTTCTACTTCTGTGGAGACGGCTTGCTCGGGTTTGGTAGCCTGAGGTTTCTTGTCATCAACGGTGTAGATGCGGAAGTCTGGGTGACTGTCCTTCTGCTTATGTCTGTTAGAGAAGACGACAACCTTAAGAAGCTTTTCTTCTCCGAAGTCGTCAATCTTTACATGCCCTGAGAAGAATTTTTGGGTGGGGCTTTCCTTTTTCCAAAGGGCACCTACTTCTCTTTTTTGCCAATCAGTTTTACTTGTATTATCGTTACTCATACTTCTTTAAGTTAACGTATATTTTTGTAATGTCAAATCATATCTTGTGATTCTTTTGAGGTTATTTTTTTGCGCAACATTTTCTTTCCTCTATTGTAGAGGTTGATGGCCGTTTGGGTGCTGGTTTTTATTTTTTTAGCTATAAAGCTCCAAGTTGCTTTTTTGCATTCTGTTGTTTCGTCAAAGAACCTTAGCTTAAATACCTTGGAAATACGCTTATCCTTTAGCTTATCTAAAATATTGAAAACATATTCTTTATCAAATTTATATTTTGTTTCTTGTTCGTGTATCTGCTTTGACTGACTATCTAGTATTACTTGTAGCAATTCTTCTTCAGAGTTTACGTATCTGTTATTAGCGTTTATTAACCCAAGGCAGTAGTATTTAGTGCAGTTACCTAACCACGTAGAGAATTTAGTTTTCCTGTTGTTTTTGTAGGAAGAGATTGCCTTGAATATCACAAAGTCTTTATCATTAAATATGTCCTGCTTTTTAATCCCCTTAGTGTAGGCTGCGGGTATATACCTTTGGCACATTTTATAAAATAGCTTCTCGTGTCTAGTCGCGAGGAGTTTGTAGCTTTCGTTGCATCCGCTTTCTTTAATTTTCCTTATTAAGGTGCTGTCTGCTGGCGTTATTTTTTTCATGGTCGCTGTTGAGCCAGTGTAGAAATTCGTCCACATACGGTTCTAGCTCTTCTATTTGACCATTCTTAATAAACTCCCATTCGATTTGAAAGTCACTTTTTTCTTTTAGTTTAGGTTCATTTCTGGCTTCTTCAGTGTTGGCTGGGGCTTTGAATTTCTTTACTAACATATCTGTGTAGGTGTCAGGTTCTTCCGTATATTGAGAGACGTGAACGAGTACTCCCCCCAGCTCATCCTTTAACCAAGAAACCTCATCGTTTTCGTAGTCATCGTATCTTATATCAGTAACAATCTTAAACTTAGACCTGTCTCCTTTAATTATCTTTTCGTGAAGCTTTTCTATCCAGTGTCTTCCTTCGGTAAGACTGCGCTTTGTTGCTCCGTGCGCTACTAGAAACGGCCTTATGATTTCTTTTTCGTCTCTACCACAGTTAACGGAGTCAATGTGGTAGTGCATTCTGCACCATTGATTAACTTCGCTTTTTAATTCAGTAGCCAAGGAATACCTTTCGCAGGGTAATCTAGCCGAAAGAAAGTCACAGAAAGTATCCTTACCGGAACCCGCCACTCCTGATATACCTATTATCTTGTTCATATATTATATAAAAATTATTTAAACTTTAAATCTAACAATCTTCTTGTATGACTGCTTATCCTTTAAATTTTTCCTCTGAGCTGAGAAAGCCTGTAAGGCTTTCGAGATAAGAACATAGCTGTCCACTAGGGAATAAATCTTACTCTTAACAAAGCCGCTTTAGTCCGTCGCGTTAACCTCTTTTAGTCTCGCTCGCTGACTTGTTAAGCTATAGGGTTTTTTGTTTCTGCGGTGGGACTTTTCTTTTGACTGCTTATCCTTTTTCCTCTTGAGAGGATGAAGTTTCTAGCTTGAGTATTTCTACTCACATTAGCCTCAACTGTCGCTTTTTCCCGAAATAACAGCAGACTTATTAGGTCTAGTTGGCTAAGGTCTTTTTACGGGCCTGTGGTCTCTTATGAGTTCTGTGGAGATAACCTCCACAAGCTATTTCACCGCTAACAAAGAACTGTAGAAATCTTACCATCAATTTTTCAATGAGCAAGAATATTTTTTACATCGTTATTCCGCAGTCAAAACTTACTAGCCTTATTTCAAAGTCTACAGTTGAGAACGCTGGGATGCCGGGTATTTCCGTAGCCCCAAACGCTAATTCAGGCGGAAGGATGACGCTCCTGAGTTCGTCTGGTTTCATTTCACCCACAGCTATTTCAAGACCTCTAGGGAGGGCTCCCGGCTTTAATGAGGGCACATTAATTGGAAATCTTTTCTTTGCTACCAGTATTTCTTCTTCCTGAATTAGCCTTATTGAGTAGTCGATCGTGCCTCTCATGAATTTTCTTCCGCGACTCTCTCCCCCTTTGAACGTACAAAAAGGCATTAGCTCGAGGAGGCTCTTTTCCCCAGTGCCTTCTTCAATGATTCTGGATTTTTCCCTGACTGCTTCTAGGGCTTCTTTGTCTGATATAATTTTGAGCTTTCTTTTAGACGCAGCCCACGCTTCATTCAGTGCAGATTCTGGGTCTTGTCTTCTTTGGAAGCTTTCCCATTCTTTTTTTATGTTTTCGTCGTTGGTCATTATTTTTTCTTTTTTTTGCTATCATTTTTATGTTCACCATTACCGCCCTCTTTATCGTCAATGCTACTTAATGCGTCCTCAGCCAGCGCAGCAAGAGAGGCCGTTCCTGAGATGATTTGTTCCTTTTCAAGGATTCGAGCCTTATACCACTGAATTACATGAACAAGGTTTCTTACATCTTTTTCCTGTATGTTTGAGGTTTGACAAGAATCCGTGTTGTCGTCCAATATTTCACAGAATTCGTTAATTTCTTTCGTTATGAACTTAGCAGTCCAAGGCCCAAGCTCAACGTTCTGTTGGAACATGTCCATATGTTTTTCGAGGATATAATATTTCTTATCCGCATAATCCTTAGAAGCAACAAGCTCCATTCCTTCTAGCTTTTCTAGTGATATTTTAAAAGCGGTAAGGGTAGCTTCTTCATCATCCATGATCGGTATGATTTTCTTCAAATCCCTAGTGACTTCGAAGCTGTCGTGCTCCTCGAACCAAGTAAACAGGTGGTTTGACGCATCTTGAATAGTCATATGATTATAATGGTTAAATTCAGGCCTAATATCTAAAAAAAACCTCCTTGACTTTACAAAAAAACTAGCTATACTCTTAATAGTATGGATACCAAAATCAAGGTTATTAGGAGAGGACGCCCACCAGTAGATATCGCTTGGCCCGATGTAGTTTTTACTGCTCAAGACATTGTCGATACCTCAACCGAAAAGGTGTCGCGTGTTACAATACACAGTAAATTAAACAGGGCAGTGGATATGGGTGACCTGACTATTGTTGGTGCGTCCAAGACCAAAAACGGTAGGCCTCGAG